GAAGAACAATAAAATTAAAATACTAAAAGGAGATGTCTATAGTCATATAAAATATGTTATGTTTAACCAAATCTAATTAGGAGGCCTTAATGGCTCAGAAAAAATCTAAATCAAAATTGCGTAAATTAAACTTTGTAAATAGAGATAGGAGAATTGAACTAATTTCAGAAACGGATAAATATTTATTGAGTACTATAGAAAAATTAAAACCAACAGAACCACCAAAGAGGCGAACGCAGTACGCCTAAGTTATATTTAAGGAAAAAGATGATTTCATTTAACGAATTGCAAGAGGGTGTCTATGACCCTAATATTTTAAAAGCATTCTTTCTTGCCGGTGGGCCGGGCAGTGGTAAGTCTTATGTTGTAAGACAAACTACTGGCGGTCTAGGTCTGAAGACTGTCAACTCTGATCCTGCATTTGAGAAATTTTTGAAAGATGCTCAATTGTCTTTAAAAATGCCTGATAAAGAATCCGATGCTCGTGACGATGTTCGTATCAAAGCAAAAAAAATTACTGGAATTCAAAGTAAAAATTATGTAAACGGTAGACTTGGTTTAATTATTGATGGAACAGGGAAAAACTTTGCAAAGATTTCAGATGAAGCCACAAAGTTAAAACAACTTGGTTACGATGTACATATGATTTATGTCAATACTTCTCTGGATACTGCACTTGCAAGAAACAAAGCACGAGCTCGTAGTGTACCAGAGTCTATGGTCATTAAGTCTTGGAGAGAGGTGCAGTCTAATATTGGTAAATTTAGTCAATATTTTAAACGCAATTTCGTAGTTGTTGACAATAATGATACAGAAGAAGATGTAATGACCCCTGTTTACAAGCAAATTAAGTCACTTGCAATGGCAAAAGTGTCAAATCCTGTAGGAAAACAATGGATTTCTAATGAACTTGCCAAGAAAAAACGAAAATAATCAAATTAATTTCAATGTTTTTACTAAGTCCCTGTTTCTACAGGGATTTTTTTTGCCTAAGTGCCTTGACATTGCTAGCTAGCTGTGTTATAATAGGTATACAAAATCAAAAAAGAGAGAGAATATATTATGACATTGAACGAAGAATTATACCAAGCCACTAATAAGATTGCTATTACTATAGAACAGTACAAATTTGTTAAGTATGTTTATGGTTTCTATGGTAAAAACCAACTTTACGATATGAATGCAACTATGGAACAAATCATTGAAGCTACTAACATTTATATTGATGAATTAACTTTAGAAAAGTCCACTCCCTATTGGGATAGCATAGACCGAGAACGTGTTCGTGATGTACTATTGAATGATGATAGATTTGATTTAACTTGGCCAGAAGGTGAAATAAGACTTGACATTGCTTCATAAATGGAGTATAATGGCTACATAAGATAAAAAAAGAGAGAGAAAAACATGGCTTACGTTTCACAAAAAGATAAAAAAGAACTTGCTCCTGCTATTAAATTAATACTTAAAAAGTATAAAATGAAGGGGTCTATTGCTGTTAACAATCATAGTACTTTGGTTGTCAACCTCAAAGAAGGTGCTATTGACTTCAAACATAATTCTGATTATACAGCTGTTAATACCTATTGGATTGATGACCATTACAAGGGAGTTGCTAGAAAGTTTCTAAACGAGTTGTTAGATGCAATGAAAGGGCCAAATTACTTCAACCATGATGATATGATGACTGATTATTTTTACCGTTCGCATTATACTGACATCAATATTGGTAAGTGGAATAAAGAATATAAGGTTGTATAATGAATATTTATCTTCAAGAAACTACAGAATGGAATGAACCTTACATTGTTCATAACAACATTTACATATTGAATCCAGCTGGACATTTAGTTGGTTATATCAAGAGTGGAACTGAAGAAGAAATAATCTTTAGTTCTCCAATGAAAACATTTTCAAAATCAAGAAGAAAGTTTACTAAAATTAAAAAGAAAAAGGTTGCTTAATGTCTGATGCATTAGTAAAAAAATACGAAGAAAAGTTTAAAGAAACTATTACAGTTATTCACGCAGCGTTTGAGGTAGAACCTCAAATTGTTGCAAAGATTGGAGTCGATAAAAGACTCAGTGCTACAGAAAAGTGTGAGGTTGCATTTCGATTGACTAACAGTATTAATACTGCTTGGTATGCGAGTGATGATGTTAATTACATTGGGCCTAAGAAGACTTGCCGAAGCACAGCTATGCATGATTTTATTTTAATTGGAACTAATAAGTATAAATTTACATCTACAGGGTGGGAGTTAGTATGATCGGTGAACTACAGAATTTTGTTAAAGCAGAAAAACTTTCTAAAGAGTCTTTCCAAGCATATGAAATTGCTAAAGAGGAAATTGTAACTGCAAAGGCTGTTATATTTGAACAGTGTATCAAAGCATTAGGTAATGATCGGAAATCTGCGGTCAAGTACTTACTTGATGCTGAAGAAATGGGTGCGGGAACTGATGGTTCATATGTGTGTTATTATATGGGTCTTCCGTCCTCTTACATAACTGAATTTGATGAAATATTATATGAAGAACCAAAGGAGCTTGTTTAGTCAAAGGTAAAATCACCTAAATAGTATTATGATATTAGCAATCGTTACATTATTAACAGCTTTGGGTATTAGTGCGGTTGCTGCATTTTACTCTATTGTTGGTCTTATGGCAATCTTTTCTGCATCAGCATGGTCTATAGCGATCATGGGTGTTATGTTAGAGATTGGTAAACTAATAACTGCCTCTTGGTTATACCAAAATTGGAAGAAAGTTCCTTTCTTGTTGAAATCCTATCTTACATTGGCGGTAGTAGTACTCATGTTTATCACTAGTATGGGTATTTTTGGTTATCTGTCCAAAGCACACATAGATCAAGGCACAGGAACATCTGAACTATATGTTAAGGTTGATAGAATAGACAATCGTATTAAGTCAGAACGCAAGACAATTACACGAGCAGAAACTCAACTTAACGCATTAGACACAGCACTAGACAAATACTTAGAACTAGGCGCAGTATCAAAAGGACTAGCAAAGCGACAAGAACAAGAACAAGAACGGGCTGGACTCGTATCACAGGTTAATACTACACAAAATAAGATAGATATATTGCTTGACGAGAAGTCTGAATACCAATTACAGATAAATAGCTTTGAGGTTGAAGTTGGGCCGTTGAAATATATCTCTGCGTTAGTGTATGGAGATGAAGCACTTGACCATATTGATACTGCTGTTCGTGGTGTCATTCTCATTCTAGTGTTTGTCTTTGACCCACTCGCAGTACTATTGATTATCGCTGCAAATATAAGTTTCCGGCAGATGAGCGAGAGAAAGAAAAAAAGAACTGCTCGTAAGATAAAGTCTTTAGAAGAAAGTAATGAGGGTAAAATAAAAACAACAGTTAGTCGCGGCTCTGATGGAATTAACTTGGTCGTTAAAGAACAAAACGGTGTATCAATGAGTTATTACGAATGATTAATATATCAGAAACAGCAAAAGAGTATTTAGAAGATATGATTGGATTAGGTTTATCTGGTCGTTATGCTCGTGTGTCTGTTGAAGGTGGTGGTTGTTCTGGGTTTCAGTATTGTTGGGATTTAGTAAATGACGATACAGGCGGCACATTGGTTGACAACATTTTGTTAGTCGATAAACTGGCAGAAAAAATGGTGGAAGGTTGTACTATTGATTATGTGTTAGGTTTTGCTGGAGCTTCTTTGGTCGTTAAAAATCCAAATGTTACTGCTTCTTGCGGCTGTGGAGAATCCTTCGCGGTTTAGGAAAAAAGGAAGAAAGAAAATGTATGAATATAGAGTCGAAATAGATAGAGTGGTTGATGGTGATACTGTTGACGTAAATATAGATTTAGGTTTTGGAACTTGGTTACGCAAGGAACGCATAAGATTGTATGGTATAGACACGCCAGAATCAAGAACCAGAGACTTAGTGGAAAAGAAATACGGACTGATGGCAAAAGATTTTCTAGTAGAAATGTTGTCACATGATGGTGGTATCATTCTCAGGACAAAGAAAGACGATAAAGGTAAGTATGGTCGTATTCTTGGTGAGTTGTGGAGAGCTGTTGATATTCAAGGTTTAGAACCCTCCGGTGGTCGTAAGTCTATCAATCAGATGTTGGTTGATGAACACCACGCTGTGGAATATCATGGTCAGTCTAAAGATGATATTTCTGCCCGACACTTGAAGAACAGATACTATTTGTTAGGATAATGTCATTTACCTATTGACAATTACTAGGCATTAGTGTAAACTAGTTATATTAGAATTAAAAGAGTATAAATGTGAAAGTTAAAGATATGGATAAACTAGATGTTCGTCAAGAGCTTCTAGTAATTACAATGGAAGAATGTGGTGAGTTAATACAAGCTTGCTCTAAACTTCTACGAAGACAAGAGTTTTCTGGTAATTCTAAATATATTAGTAATTTTAAACGTGAATTAGCTGATGTGTTTTGTATGATTGGACTGGCCGCAGAGTTTGATTTGGTCAGTTACGATGAAATGGAAAATCATGTATTAGAGAAACGCAAGAAGTTGTCAAAATGGACAGAGCTCGTTAACCCAAACGAGTTTATAAAGGAGAATTTAGATGGAAGTACTTAGTGAAGTCTTTGGTGATAATCAAAGGGCCGAAGTTAGAAGTCATACAAAAGGTGAAAATATTTTATTTGAAGTATTATGGAATGGTGCGTCAGTAGGAATGTATCCAACACACCAAGAAGCATCAGTTGTGGCACATAATTTCACACAGACAAAAACTCATTCGCAGCTAGAACAGGACTTATAATGTACCCTAGCAGTTCATACAATACCCATATGCGGGTTGTTAGCTGACAACTAAGGGAAACAGATGAACAATAAAAAAACAGAAATTAATCAGAGAATAATACCAAATGGCATACAGTAACAAGGTACTAGACCACTACGATAATCCTCGTAATGTTGGTAAATGGGAACCTGCTGATAATATTGGCACTGGCATGGTAGGCGCTCCAGCCTGTGGTGATGTAATGCGATTACAAATAAAAGTCGGTGCTAATGGTATCATTGAAGACGCCAAGTTTAAGACTTATGGGTGCGGTTCTGCTATAGCTTCAAGCTCATTACTAACAGAGTGGGTAAAGGGAAGGACAATTGACGAAGCTGAAACCATTAAGAACACAGAAATAGCAGACGAACTAGGACTCCCACCAGTTAAGATTCATTGCTCGGTACTTGCAGAAGATGCAATCAAGGCCGCAGTATTAGATTATAGGAAAAAGCATATAAACGATGCTGATAACATGTATCGGGCTCGATTCCCATGACATTCTTGTTATTTTTTGAATCTTTAGCTAAGGCATACTGTGCCTTTATCATATTAGTGACAAAAGTTTTATTCTTGGTGTTAGTCTTTTGTGCATTACCTATTATAATCGTATGTGTTTGGTACGAAAACAAAACTTTTTTTATTAAATATGGAGAAAAAAAGGATGAAATTAAGAGATAGCGGTGGAAAAGGGGATGTTCCACGAAAAGTGTCAGTCGCACAACAAGACTATGATAATCGCTGGGATGCTATATTCGCCAGAGAACCTACTCTTTGTCTTAAAGAAGAAGGAGAAGACTTCAAAGAGTTTGGTAATTTGAGTGTTAAAGATGCCGCAGATAAACTATCTGTGAAAGGTAAGACTCTACATTCAATCACAGAACCAAAGAAATGAAGAACTCTTGGTGGAGACTTTGGTGTAATGCACTAGGAGAAAAGGCCTTTAAGGACAATGTAGAGGCAGATAAGGTTGCATGGATAAGAACCTTTTGGGTAACACTTAACATTATAACCTGTATTTCTATTATCGCAAACTGTTTACACCAATGGTAAGGAGTTTTTATGCCAGTACCAAAGAAAAAAAGCTTTAGAGGTTGGAGGCTAGGAATTCCAATGATGTTGCTGGAATACCCAGCTCACCCCGATCTATGTCACAAATGTATGGTTATCGTTGATAACTACTTAATCCAACTCACAGGATCTATTCCAACAACGGATGATCGCAAAAGAAACAATAACAATAAGACTTGATACAGGAAAATAGATGAGAGGTAATGGTGCTAGTACTGAAGCTAATTATAAGCGTTTTATGTCAAACAGTTCAATGGTGAGAGTATCAGACGATGAATACCCACGCTTTGTATCAAACGAAGCCACTAACAAAATCAAATCATTAGAAAATCGCATACAAGAACTAGAAAAACAAATTGTTCTATTACTAGAAGGCCTAAAGAGATTGCCTGATTAAATGTTTATAATAAAAAAACAAAAGAAAAACTTACGAAACAAAAAACTAATCTTGATAAGAAGAAGACGACTTGCCTATATCCGTAGTAAAAGAATTAAAAATTAAGAAACACAATCTATTGACATTTACCCTAAATGGTGTTATTATTACATAATGAAATTCTATACAAACATTGTCCAATGGGGCAACTCTCTTTTATTGCGTGAAGTCGTCAATGGCGAACGCATCAATCGCAAAGTAAGATATTCACCAACGCTCTATGCGCCTGTTACTTTACCTACAGAGTGGAAAACTCTGGACGGTCAATATGTAACTCCAATTAAACACCAAACAATCAAAGAAGCTAAAGAGTGGGTTGAAAACTATAAGAATCAACCAAACTTAGTTCATGGTAGCACCATGTATCCTTACAACTATCTCAGTGAGTCTTATCCCAACAGGGTTAAGTATGATGTCGATAAGATATTAATTGTCACTATAGACATCGAGGTAGAGTGCGAGAATGGTTTCCCTAGTCCAGAAGCGGCTGCTGAACCTCTCCTATCTATTACTGTAAAGAACCACCAGAGTAAGAAGTTTGTTGTGTGGGGTGTCGGTAAGTTCCAGAATGACCGAGATGATGTGACCTATATTGAATGTAGTGATGAAGTCCATCTACTCAAAGAGTTCCTATCTTTCTGGGAACAACAACAACCAGACATTATTACTGGCTGGAACACCGAGTTCTTTGATATACCCTATCTGTGCAATCGTATTACCAATCTGTTTGGTGAGGACGAACTCAAACGCCTATCGCCTTGGAGAAGTGTATTCTCAAGGGAAGTATTTAAGATGGGTCGCAAACATCAGGTGTTTGACATACAGGGTGTTTCTCACCTAGACTATTTTGACCTCTATCGTAAATTTACCTATACTGCACAAGAGTCGTATCGACTAGACCACATTGCCTTTGTTGAACTAGGGGAACGCAAGGACGGCAACCCATTTGAAACATTCAGTGAATGGTATCAAAAAGACTTTCAATCGTTTATCGAATACAACATCATGGATGTGGAGATCGTTGATAAGCTTGAAGACAAGATGAAACTGATTGAACTGTGCTTGACTATGGCATATGATGCAAAGGTTAATTACATGGATGTGCTGGGTTCTACCAAGTATTGGGACATTCTGATTTACAATTATCTGCGTGAGAAGAATGTCGTGATTCCACAAAAGAAACACAATTCAAAGGCAGAAAGGTTTGAGGGTGCTTATGTAAAAGACCCTCAAGTGGGTATGCACAAATGGGTAATGTCGTTTGACCTTAACTCATTGTATCCTCATCTGATTATGCAATACAATATTTCTCCAGAGACACTTTATTCTCAGAACAAAGTTCCGAATATGTCTGTGGATAAAATGTTAGATAAGAAAGTAGATACTTCTATTCTAAAGGGTGTGACACTTACACCCAACGGTGCTTTGTTTAAGACTGATAAACAGGGCTTCCTTCCTGAGATTATGCAATCTATGTATAATGATCGGGTTAAATACAAAAAACTTATGTTACAGGCACAACAAGAATATGAAAACACTAAAGATTCCAAACTACTCAAAGATATATCAAAGTATAAGAACATACAGATGGCCAAAAAGATATCACTCAACAGCGCTTATGGTGCAATCGGGAATGCTTACTTTCGTTACTATGACCTTGCAATCGCTGAAGCTATTACTACTTCTGGCCAGTTATCTATTCGTTGGATTGAGCGTGCTGTTAATCAATACCTTAATACGCTGTTGGAAACCACTGAAAAGGATTATGTTATTGCGAGTGATACAGACTCAGTATATGTTACTTTTGACAAACTTGTTAATAAGGTTTATCCAAACGGAGAAAAGACTGAAAAGATTGTCGCCTTCTTGGACAAAGTGGCTAGAGATAAAATTGAACCGTTCATGGACAAGTCTTATACGGACTTGCATAAATATGTAAACTCATACGAACAAAAGATGCAGATGGCACGAGAAGTCATTGCAGACAAAGGAATATGGACTGCCAAGAAAAGATATGTATTGAATGTACATAACTCTGAGGGAGTTCAATACAAAACTGCTAAACTAAAGGTCATGGGTCTGGAAGTAGTAAAGTCATCTACTCCTGCTCCGGTTCGTGCAAAACTCAGAGAAGCATTGTCCATCATCATGAATGGTGACGAGAAAGAACTGAATACCTTTATACAAACATTCCGAGAGGAGTTCATGAACCTTTCCCCAGAGGAGATTGCATATCCTCGCTCAGTGAATGGATTGGATAAGTTTAGTGATTCAAATCAGATGTTTGCCAAAGGAGCTCCTATACACTGTAAGGGGTCAATACTCTACAATCATCTGATTAAGAAGAAAAGACTCGGCAAGAAGTATCCTTACATACAAGAGGGAGATAAGATTAAGTTCATCAATCTGAAACAACCTAATCTCTATCAGTGTAGTGCATTCTCGTTTATCACAGTGCTACCGAAAGAACTAGACTTACACAAGATGGTTGACTACGACACACAGTTCGAGAAGTCATTCATTGACCCGCTTAATGTTATCGTATCTACCATAGGTTGGCTAGTCGATAAGAGTTATGGAACACAGGGAACACTAGAGGACTTTTTCACTTGAGGAATGACAAACTAAAATTTAACTTTGGATATCCAAGAACCCATGCTGTGAATGAATCTAACAATTTTATCAATGGGTGGTATATGACTGATACTACGCTTTGTGATGAAATCATTGATTACAGTTTGGTTGCGCCTAATAGACAGGCTGGTGTGAGTTGGAATAGTGATGGGAAGGTTGGTGTGAACAAAGAAATAAAAGATTCTATGGATTGTACATTGAATCACAATGTACCTCTCTGTACGAAATACATGAATTGGTTGTATAAAATCCTTTGTGAATATCGTAAGAAATATGATGTATTAGAATCATATGATTTTATTGATATTGAACCTGTCCAGATACAACATTATCCTGCTGGTGGTGGTTATCCAATATGGCATAGTGAAAGACTCACTGGACAGTTTCCACAATCCAACAGATACCTTGTCTTCATGACCTATCTAAACACAGTACAAGATCAAGGGGGAACTGCTTTCCTGTATCAAGACTTAACAATCAAAGCAGAGAAGGGTTTAACAATGATATGGCCATCTGACTTTCCATTTACTCATAGGGGAGTTATCTCTCCTACAGAAGAGAAGTTCATTGTTACAGGATGGATATCAATCAAAGAATAATCGAGAGCAGTCGAGAACGCGGCTGAAAACACTATATTATGACACAAGAACAACAAGAACAATTTTTCATAGACAACAAGTATCTAAAAAAATATCTAGCGATCATAGAAGACTCTAAGAATAGACCACGCCCTAAAAAATATGAAAAACATCACATAATCCCTAAATCATTCGGTGGCTCAGATAGTGAAGATAACTATGCATATCTAACTCTCAGAGAACATTTCCTTGTACATCGAATATTGGTAAAGATAGCAAAAGGTCAGTATTATAAACATAAGATGGCATTTGCTCTCAATCGTATGAGAAACAGTAAGAGATATGATGATATCATAACTTCACGAATGTATGAAACTGTAAGAAAAGAGCATAGTGAAGCAATGTCTGATAAGAACAATCCAAGTTATACAGATGGTAGATCAGTAAATGCGAGGAAAGACCCAAAGATAAAGGCATCATATGATAAAGGAAGATATGATAATATGCCTCCAGAAGAAAAAGAAAAATATCTAAAGGAAAGGAGAGAAGCTTCGAGAGCAAGGCGTGCTAAGATGACTCCAGAAGAAAGAAAGTCATCAGACAAGGAAAGGAATGATAAGAAATGGGCTAAGATGACTCCAGAAAAAAAAGAAGAACGTAATAGGAAACAGAGAGTAAAGCGTGCTAAGAATAAGAAAGAAACAGGATATGCACATGGACATTCTTATGCTAAGAAGAAGGTTAAGAAGATTGATAAGCAGAGAGCTAAAATGATTGTTGAGAAGAATGCAGATAGAACAGCTTTCTTTGAATCTTGGCAGGAAGCTCTCTGGAGCTCCACCTAAAAGCAGTAGAAACACTATAATATGATAAAGAATAAATCACACAAAACTGGATTAATGTTAGAACAAAAAGTAATGATGGATATTACAGATAAGGGTTGGATAGCAATACCAACACCAGCTCAACATGTGGCTGATATGATTGTTGATATGGGCGTTATTGGTGGTAAAAGGCAGTTTGTTACAATACAAGTAAAGAAATCTTTACGCACAACATCTAGGTCATCTAACTCTAATGAACAAGTATCTAAGAATGGTAAAGACAGAAACAGCTACAATTATTATGATGAAGATATAACGTATTTAGCAACAGTAAATAAACATGGTAGAGTAGTTTATTATCATAAAGATATATACAAATACATGACACCATCTAAGTTAAACAAAGCAAATGAATCTGTGTTTCCTATTAATGATAAGATACAGGGATATAGAGTAAGTGCAGAACCTATACAGAACTCTGCATTAGAAGCTTTCCTTACATAATGTTAGTGCTTACTCTGTTATTCCCACTATTCCCCACTTTGCGGAAGCATTTATAAAAGGCTCATATAAACATAGAGCATATGTGATTAGTGTTTGTTAGGTATCGGCATTTATTCTTCACTATCGCAGAATATATTCGAGAATCTCAGTATATCGCCAATTAAATCAATTATTTTCACTTATTTAGCATAAAGCCCTTGACAATAGTACTCAGCTCTGTTATAATAGCTGTATAAGATAATGATGGAAGAGAGAAGAAAATGAATATAAACATCTGGGTTGATTCAGAGAACTATATGGGTCGAGGTATTGCTGGAGAGTATGCCTCTGAGATAGACTCTATACCCGGCCCAGAGAACAAGATGGAACTACCCTGTAATACTTGTTCTAACTATGATGACTGCGCCATTACTGCTAAGGAATGCTCTGCGTTTCGCTCTTGGTGTACCACAGGTCAGTATGATGTTGCTAAGGTTATGAAGTTGCTAAAATAATGCTCGAAAGTCCTTGACATTGCTTCCTAGTAGTGTTATAATAGCTATATAGAAATGAGAGAGTAGATTATGAAAATCAAAGGTGCAATGACTGTTTTAAATAACGAGTGTGAGTTTCTAGGAAAGTCGCTAGATGAATTGCTTGCCACTCCTATAGAGATACTTAGAGAAACTAGTCCTTTTAAGGTGATGGAAGCTGTTACTGTCTATGAGAAATCACTAGAGGACTTTAGAGTAAAGAGTACTAATATACTAGCAGCTGATAACTCGTATACTGGGCCCAACATAGCCTATAATGGGAAGTTACTATGAGTAAAGAAAAAGATTTATATCAAATGTTTATGGACAGTTTAGATTTTGAGTCAAAAGAAGCTACTCAAGAAGATTTTGACCTGTATGAAAGAATGGAAAGATTTAGGAGATTTCATGTAATCTCTGAAGAAGTCGAAGCATGGGCAAGCACATCATGAAAACAATGACTGCATTTAAATACTTAGTTACACAAAGTAAGAAAAATAAACAAACTTTAAATGAATATCTCTATGACTTAGAGTTCATCATGATGCAACATCAATACATGATGGATGATAAACTCATAGAAGCTTATACCACTTGGAAGGAACGGCCGCTCATACCACAGGTAGAGTCTTCGCATGTTCTATAAGACTACCATTCATTTAGAGGGTCAACTCATCACATGTGAGTATAGACTCAATAAAGTTGACTCTGTACAGGCAGCACTAGCTAATGTCAGTGTTGACATAGATGTACATTCATGTGTCATCACTACAGTATTATCGTTAGTTGATGCGCCTGATCCGGTAGTCAATCGTAATTTGCTCCGTTAGCTCAGTTGGTAGAGCAGTTGCCTTGTAAGCATCAGGTCGTAGGTTCGACTCCTATACGGAGCTCCAGTTCGGAGAGGTATCCCATTAAGGTTGGTATGGGCCACAGTGAAGTTCTTCTTATATGAAGTGTGGCGATGGGTGTTGGGATACTCTCCATTTTATTCTGTGTACCGGTTGTCACACAGCAGCCCCCCATTAAAACTGGCATGCTGAGTTTAATCTATAAGTGTAGTTAAGTACCTAAGCGATATCTCGCAGTATAATTATAATGAGAAAGTAAATGAGTAATACAGCATACAAGTGGTCAGGAACGCTGATGTTCTTAACAGCAGCACTACTGTTATCATCTAACATAGAAATATCTAAGTACGGATATGCTATCTTTCTTATGGGGCATATTACTCTCAGTTACTTCTTTTGGTTTAGAGTAAGAGATACCGCAATGTTTACTCACAACTTCTTCTTTATACTCATAGACCTATGGGGATTATATCGTTGGTTCTTCTGAGAAAGAGCCCCCCCCTGAAACTGAGCGTTATTCAATTGCACTACCCTGCATTATAATACGGAAATCTATTGACACTATAACTTACCTGTGTTATAATAATACATTATCATGGAGATATACAGTATGAGTGGTATGCACCTATTACCTGTTTATTATACAACGACTAATCACAAGAAGCGTAAGAAGAAAGTGAATAGGAGTAAGTATGAAGCGGCATGTATAAAACACAATAAGTTCTTGAAAAGATATAATCTAGGACACGCGCTTTCGTTACAGGAATATATCGACAATGTTCATGGTAAGGTTATAGTCGGTTCAAAGACCTTGACTGAACTCTCGGTGTCTTCGTATGAGAGGGCTTCTCTGAGAAGCAAACCCGATACTATACCTTCTGTTAGTTTGGCGTTTAAATCAAATCCTATGGAGGGATGTGTAAAGGAACGACCTTATTATACCGGAGAGGCAGTGATAGGACAGGCTTATAACAAGGGAGGAATGCAAGTGCTGACACCCGAAGAAGTAAGAGATCCCATGACAGGAAAACGTAGATAAATAAACGAGAATAGAAAGCGTTAGCAGCCGCGTTTCGGCGCGCGAAAAAACTCCGAGTAAAATCCATGATAAAAAAGTTAAAAAAGAATCGGTTCGATCATGAGTTTCATATAAAGTTACCGTTGGTTCAAAGATCGTTGAATGTAAATAATGGTATCCTTGCTGATATAGTCATGACGCGAGGTGATGTACAACAGCGAAGAACTAATGTTCAAGCTGATATGACCGAATGGGAACTACATAGATTGTACGAACCTGTTCAGGCGTTATGTACTCAGGCGCTAGAGGTTGCAGAAGAAATATATCCTGCTACCTTTAATGACTCTAAACTTTATACACGAAGGTGTTGGGGTGCGTCTTATAGTAAAGATGATTTTACTAAAGAACATAATCATGCAAGCAATGTGTATAGTTGGTGTTACTATATAAGTATGCCTGAAGGAGCATCACCTATTATCTTTCCTGAGGCGAATCTAACCATAACTCCGAATGAAGGTGATCTCATTTTGTTTTCTGGTTTGGTAAGACACTCTGTTCCCCCTAGCGATTATGAAGGGAAACGCATTATGATTGCGGGGAATATAAATGTACGATAAGCATATGCTGGTTTAGCTCAGTGGCAGAGCATTCTCTCAGGCGGGAGAAGGTGGGGAGTTCGAGTCTTCCAACCAGCACCTAATCTAAGGTCTTTCTTCTATAAGACTTTCCCAAGCATCATTCTTTAACCACTCTCGATCTTGATAATTATAATCATGAGCCTGTATGTGGTCATCAACCATAGATTCTATATTCCGAACATCTGAATGAATGTGTTCAACATACTTGGTATTTTTAATTTTATCGACCTCATCTATTAATAGACGAATTTCGTTTTGCGTATCTTGCTCGAAGGACGTTTGATATTTTTCTAGCTCTTCTACTTTTGAGTTAATCAAGAAAAACAAACAACCATATGATATGAATATTAAGATTACTAACATAAAACTTTTCTCGTCAGCAGCCCTTGCAGATTTCTTTGTCATTGTAACCTCTTTCTATTATTTATATCCTTATAAATAACTAGTAAGGAGTTTATTCATGTCTGAAAATTACTTTATGGGTCTTGACGGATTCGTATGGTTTACTGGTGTTGTTGAAGATAGAAACGACCCAGATAAACTTGGTCGGGTTCGTGTTCGTTGTCTTGGATTTCATACAGAGGATCTAGTTGATATACCAACCGCAGACTTGCCGTGGGCAACTGTTATGCATCCTGTTACTGATCCCTCAATGCAAGGACTAGGCAACAGCCCTTCCTTTCTTGTTGAAGGTAGTTGGGTAATCGGTTTCTTTTCTGATGCAAATTTAAAACAACAACCTATCATAATAGGAAGCCTGCCGGGCATACCACTTGATGGTGCTGACCCAACAAAAGGATTTAATGATCCTCGTAGTGCAAATTCCTTTCAAGAAGATTATCTAGGAACTCCATCATATGGCCCCTATCCTGTAGATGGTGAAGAATACGATATGCCGTCTGGTCATAGTATTGGTGAATCAGATACAAATAAACTTGCACAAGGACAATATTCTGAAGAACACGATGCACTTATAAGAAGAAGAACCAATCAACAAAAAGATATTCCAACTGCAACGCAACCCAATTTATCTACAGTATCGGATAGTGCAGTAATTGAAACTCGGAGTACTTTTAACGAACCAGACCCCAAAGGTATTCTTGAAAATGCAGATCCATATTTTTCTTCACAATATCCATACAACCATGTATTTGAATCTGAGTCTGGACACATTACAGAAATAGATGATTCGCCCGGCGGTGAAAGAATATTAAAAGAACACAAGTCTGGAACATACGAAGAAATAATTGCAAACGGAAGCAAGACAGTAAAAGTTATCGGTGATAATTGTGAAATCATTATGGGTGGTTCAGATGTTTATATTGCTGGTGCAGTTAATCTAACAATAGGTGGAACTGTTCGTCATCTTGTCAAGGGTGATTATCATTTAGAAGTTGAAGGAAACTATACGCAAAAGATACACAAGAATATGCGTACAAAAATTGGAGCTGGTGTTTCTGGTGGAAACCTTGAAGAAGAAATAAAAGGAAATCACGCATTTAATATTTCAAATAATATTAAGGGGCGTATCGGAGAAGATGTTGATGTTACCACAGAAGGTAATGAACAAAGAATTAATAACGGAACATATAAGTTGGTAGCAAAGAGTAATATTTTTGCAGCTACAACTGGTGGTACTTTAACACTTAATGCTAGTGGTAATGTTTCGATTGATACTACCTCTGGTATTATGTCAATCAAATCTGGTACAACTTTAAATATGAAATCTGCAACTGCAATGACTGTTGGTTCAGAAACTACATTTACTGGAACATCAACTGGCATTGGAACATTTACATTCTCTGGTGATGGAAGTAACTTTATTGCAAACAATGGGTCTAGTGTTGCTATCGGTCTTACAACTCATACTCATACTCAAGATGCAGATAGTGATGGTGATACACAGGCAACTACAAATGTGCCTAACGCTTAGGAAAGTATAGATGTCAAATTTTAAAATACCCGATCTCTGTGGTGCAAGTCTTGAACTTAATCTTGCGTCATCGAGGATTGCAGATTTAGAATCACAAATAACTTCACAGATAAATGCAGAGGCATCTGCTGCAAAGGCTGCTATTGAGAGCAAACTTACAGATGTCAAATTAGGACTTGATGGACTTGTTCCAGATTTACCAGAACTACCAAATCTAAATTTTCAATCAGAACTTACAAGTCTTATATCTTTTGACATATCAACTCCACAGGGGTTGACACAGTACACATCAAAACTCAATGATTTAAAATTAAAGTTTGGTGATACCCTTACTAAGTCTGGAAAAGATTTTGATAGTTTAGTATCATCTGCAACTGATGCTATTTCTGGTGGTGGAAATGTTTGTGGAGTTGTACCTAATCTTGAATTGCCTGCAGCAGGCGGAGAGGTTTTAGAAAAAGCAGAAGGTGTAAAAGCTGCGCTTGAAAATGC